TGTTTATCATATTTAAAAATTCTTCTTCTGTAATAATCGGCACATTATTCTTTTTAGCATCACGATTCTTACTCGAAGAACTTTCAATATCATTATTGATTAAATACGTTGTTTTCTTTGAAACTCCACCAGCTACCTTTCCTCCAAGTGATTCGATCTTTTCTTGCAGCTCTTTCCTGTTTGAGAAGATATCAAGGCTACCAGTAATTACAAAGATATTTCCGGCAAAGATATCGGAATTTTTCTCTTCTTTTACAAAATGCATATACGATACCAACTCGGAATACATATCGTTCTTTAAAAATACATTATCGAAAAACTCATAGATACACTTATTTACTTCTGTTCCAAATGACTCTAATTCTGTAAAGTCAAATCTTGATTTCAACGCATTTTCAAATGAGTCCCAGTCACCGTCAAATCGTCTGCTGATAATCTTTGCTTTACTTAATGCGATATTCTGTATTCCAAGTCCAGCAATGAAATTTTCCAATTTCACATTTTTACTCTTCTCAATGGCAGAAAGTAATTTTGCAAATGATTTTTCTCCCATACCTTCAAAACCAACGATTTCATCATGGTGGTTTTCCAGTTTGTAGATATCTAAAATATTCTTGATAATCCCGGCATCAGTGAATTTTTCTACCGTTTTTTCAGAAAGACCATCTATGTTCATACATTCTTTTGATGCAAAATAAGCAATCTTTCTAATATTTTGTGCTGCACAATCAATGTTTCTGCAATATAATGATACGCTTCCACCATCTGAACACTGAGTTGTAGTACCTCCACAAATAGGGCATACTTTTGGCACTTCAAAATCTTCTGTTCCACCAGTGGCTTTTATTATTTGCGGTATGATTTCATTCTTCTTGACAATAGTTACTTTTGCACCATTTTTAATTCCAAGTTCTTTAATGATACTGAGATTGTGTAATGATGCTCTACTAACGTCTGTACCATCAAGAATAACTGTATCGAAAACTGCAACCGGCGTAATCTTTCCTGTTCTTCCAACTTGCCAATCAATGCTATGGATTACACTCTCTTCCTCTTCTTCCTTAAATTTGAATGCGATACCATTTCTATAATGGTGTCCTGTTCTGCCCTGTTTCTTTCCATACTCAATATCGTCATACATAACAACAAGACCATCAATGGGTATGTTCTCTTTTTGAGCTTCCATTACCATGCTATCCATCACAGAGTCAAATGTTTCAAATTCAATATCTTTTGGGTTGAACATTCTGTATTTGCACACATCGAAACCAAACTCTTTAATCCGTGTCAATCTACCATTCAGAGAATTGATTTCTTCTAATCCTTCAAGAACATTGAACGCATAAAAATATACTTTTCTCTTTGCACAAACACCTGAATCAAGTTGTTGCACTGATCCACTTGCCAAATTTCGTGGTGTCTTATATCTGTCATCCGCATTAGGAATCTGAGCATTTATGGCTTCAAAATCATCTCTATGAATGATTCCTTCGCCGGTAACTTTTAAGTACCCTTCATATTCTATTTGAAGTGGCACATTTACAAACGTTTTTGCATTATCGGTAATAATGCTTCCTTCTTCGCCATTTCCTCTTGTTGCTGCTCTCACCAATTTACCATCTTCATATTCTAGGCAAATTGTTAATCCATCCAGCTTATACATAAGAAGTGCTTCCCGATTTTTAGTGAAATCCATTGCAACCTTTCTATCTTTTGTCTTATCCAAGCTCAATAATGGAGAACTATGCTTAATTTTAGGAAGTTCCGAACTTACCCTAAAACCAACGGTTCTTACTGGACTACCAGAGAAAAAGAACTCTGTTTTATCTTCTAAATATTTGAGTCGATCAAAATTTTGATCGAACACATCATTAGAAACAGACGGTTTTGAAAGTACATAATACTCATAACACCATTGATTTAATTTAATGGTTAGTTCTCGTATCTCTTTTAAATCATCTTGTCTTGACATTTTTCCTCCTATAAGTGGGCACTTTGCGCACCCACTTTATTATTGTTTGTTCTTTGTACTATCTAATTTGACCTCTCAAATAATACTGCATAACCCCATAAATATAAATTGGAGTGTATGCACGTTCCTTCATGAAAACAATCTGAAGATCATATTTGTGGTTAAAACTATGAATACTTCCAAGATAGCTTTTCTTATTGTACTGAGTGTCATAATTTCCATTTACCACATCTTCATATCCGGCATTTTCAATAAGCAAATACTTCTTCTTCGCTTTTGCCGTTGCCATTTCTTTCTCAAATCTAGCTCTTTCGGCTGAGAGATTTGCAGACAATTCTTCAAGATTCGCCTTTCTCTCAATGAATATTTCATCATTGAAATAGGTATCTCTCATAATTGATAACTTCTCATTTTTTGGAACGTAAAAACTGTAATCGCCATTCTGCAATGCTTTCTTCTTATACGGAATACCGTGAGCATCGAAGTAATCAGTGATATGGTTGTTGACCTTTTCTTTCGTATCAACCAGAATGACAATTGATGATAGAAGCTCTTTTTCTTCGGCTTCAGTATACTTATACTTTCCTAACATCATTTTTACTTACCTACCATTTCATATTTTGTAGCCCACCAGTCAAATTCACCTTCAACTGGCACAAACTTTCCTTCTGCCGACATTTTCATCCTTGCTTTTTTCTTTTGGTTGGTGATATGTATAATGTCACCCTTTTGCAGCGGATTTCTGTTAAAGTCCTTTTTGGCAACTTTGACTGTCAACGTGTTTCCATTTGCCAACGCATATACCTTAACTTTCGGGGTATACTTAGTTTCAGTTTCCAGAACGACTACATATCCTTTATACTGATTATCCACGATGTCAATATACCCTAAATTTTCAAGTTGATATCCTACACGATCAACGAATGTTGTCCTATCATATGGCATCACGCTTATGTAATCATGTAAGACACCCATCATATTCACTTTTGTAAATGTTTTTTCGCTTTCTTTTTCAGAATTACGTCTGATAATTTCATACGGAATACCGAGTGAATCAGCTTTATCCTTTTTCATCTGCTTTTTACCATAAAACAAATCAAAGTAATCATACTGTTTCAACAGATACTTTACTTCTCCAAATTCTTCAAAGAAGTTTAGCTGTATCAGGATCTTCATCTGTTTTGAATTGACCGGCAACGATTTTTCTTTTACCACAGCCAACAAATGAATAAAGTCCTGGAATTCCATATCTTTTATAGACTGGAAAGCATCGGCTACTTTTGAGTTAAGATATGTAATAGAAGCAATTCCCTTATAAATCACATTCTCTTCCTTATTAAATGTATACTCACTTGTGGAATGCCTGAATTTAACACCCTCAACCTTAATCCCTTTTTTCTTAGTATAATTGGTAATATTCAATGTCTTTTCTTCTTTTCCCTCAAATGTATTTAATGCTGCTGTCAGGAATTCCAATGGGTAATAATACCGCAAATATCCGCATATATATCCAACGCATGAATAAGCGTCTGAATGATTCCATGAGAAAGCGTATCGTGTTGCATCAAGAATACCCTGTTTAATTGGTGGGAAAATTTCTTCAAGTTGCTCTTTCGGCGCACCGTATGTTTCATTGGAATAGCTTATAAATCTGTCATGTATTTCATCAATGAATTTTTCAGTTCCATATTTCTTTGCAATTCCTCGCCGGACTGTATCTGACTCTGCATCCGAATAACCACAAAAGTTTACCAGGAATTTCATGATATCTTCCTGCATAGTGATTCGCCCGGAAGTTGTTGACAAGAATTCATCCAGTTCTTTGAATCCAGTAACCAGTACATGTCCTTCCGCAACATCATCACGGAAACTTGCACATCCAGGTCTAAGCAGACCATTTCCAAATGAAAACCATTTGATATAGGAAAAGTCTTTATTATTACTTTTCGCAATTGCAATAGTTTCATCTGACATAAAACGTTTGAGATATGCCTGTGCTGAAGTTGATTCCCACTGGAATATCAAAGTTGTGTCTTCCCTAATGTCTCTCCATACGTCTTCGTCATCAAGGTCAACGTTATCTGGTGTCATTCGTTCAATCCCGGCAAGTTTACAGGTTTCATTGATTACACCAATGTTGTCAAGTCCAAGAATATCTAGCTTGACATACATGAGTGCATCTAGTTCCTTCATATTTAATACGGAAACTGGATAATCAGAAGTTGATAAACTGCACATTCCAACTTCTTCATCAATATTCAAATCGCTTACCAAAACGCCGGACGGGTGTGATCCGATAGAAACGATTGTTCCACTTACGATATCTACATATTTGAATAAGTCTGGATATCGTTCACGGAATACATCGTCAATAATCCATTTGCCATCTTCCAGATATACCGCCTCTGATATTGCAGACGTTTCTACGATAGACATTCTCAATGCTCGTCCTACGTCCTTAATTGCCCCTTTTAATGCAATCGTGTTGAACGTGATAATCTCACTCGCTCGAATGTTCGGAAGATCCATATGATCTCTCAGAATGAATTGCTTAATGATATCCCTATCTTTTGAAGAATAATCTGTATCAATATCGGCATTTGTAACACGACTTGGGTTCATAAAACGGAAGAAGTTTAATCCAAATTTCTTACTATCCATTTGAGTGATTCCAAGTATGTAGGCAACTTCACTTCCAGATACAGATCCACGACCATATCCACAAAAGATATCATGTTTTGTTTCCCATTCTCTCAAATAGGTCTGCAGCAACATAAAGTCAATGGATTTTGTTTTTTCGTACACATCAACCTCATCTCTTATGATTGGATTGATTTCTTCTGGTTTATATCGTTTGCGGACATATGGATGCACTTTATATGCCTGGTTAATCTTCTGCTTATAAGTTTGAAGCGGATGATCGTATATTTTCGGATATTTTGTGTTTCTATCCAATTCAAATGTTTCAACACAATCTGCCATTCTGTTTGTATTCATAATGGCTTCCATCCACACTTCTTCCGGCAATGAATCCTGTCTCTTATATGCTTCACACAATGCTTCAAAGGACTTAAATGTTAAATCCCATGCGTCTTCTTCCGCAAAATGAACACCCTTACTAAGCTGCAGAATCTTTCTGCCCTCCATATGTGTGTCATTTAATGCATGTGTATCTGTTCCGGCAATCAACGGAATACCGTACTCTCTACTTAATGCATACAATTCTTTATTATAGTTTATTTGGTCTTCAACATTATGGTGCTGAATTTCCAAGTAGCACCTATGTTTATTTTTTATGCAGAATTCCAAAAACCTCTCTTTTACTTTGTCTGTACCTTTCGATAAGATACCACCAAGACAAGCAGATGTAACTATCACATTGTCGGAAGTATTCAACAAATCATCAAGGTAAATTCTCGGCATATAGTAAAAATGACTATCTGTTCTGCAAAATGATTGTGAAGTTAATCTATTGATTTCTCTGACACCAGCATGATTTTTTGCGATTAAAACACAGTGATAATTGTCCCTCGTCTTTACAACTTTTTCTTCTCTGATACTTTCTGGATCTATCGGATATGTCTTATCGTCATCTATGCATTTTGCCAAATACATGCCATCTTCTCTCTTGTAATAATTTTCAAAAGATATTCTCACATCTTTCTTAGCCGTACTCGAAGTGAACAAATCAATGGCACTATATACTGTTCGTTTGTGGTCAGAGTTATTGTCTTCTGTTATATAGGCTTCCACCGCATGAATATATTTCATTCCGGCATTTTCAATGGCTTCTTTTTTGTGAAACCACTCAAAGATATTGCCGTGTTCGCTAAAAGCCATAGCTTTCATTCCCAATTTTTTTGCTGCCTCTATGTATTCACCAAACTTTGTAACGCTATCTACATTGGTTACTCCATTTGATAAATCACTATGGAGATGATACACTACATAATTGTCCATACCTACCTCCTAGTAATTCTTATATTCGCAATATGAATTTCTGAATTTACACAGATTGTGGCAGTAATAGAAATCTACAGTCGGTGGGAATTCACTTGTATTTCTGACTTCTTCCAGGGTATCTATCGCCCATTTCTTAGCTTCTTCATAATCTTCTTTGTTGAAATCAAGAAAATCCCACTTTCTATCTCCAAAGTAATTCCAACCTATACGGTCTGGGAATACACCGTACTCATTGAATACCTGTATTGAATAAAGATATAGCTGCCTTTTGTACTGCTGAAATTTATCCTTTTCGGATTTCAGTAACTTTCCTTTCTTCCCATAGGGATATTTTGACGATTTATGGTCAATGAGAACAATTTTTCCTGTATCTTTCTCTCTTAAAAGTAAGTCGATATATCCAGTGAATTTATACCCATTGATTTCAAAATCACATTTCTTTTCGATACCAAGAATCTCATACTTACTGAAATCAATATCAATGTTATCGAAATATTCAATTGCTTTCTGTTTGTAATTCTCTCTGATGTCTGCGGTTTTGTGGTATACGAACTCTTTTACTTCTTCATCATAGTGTTCAACAAAGTAGTCAGACAGTTCAAATAAGCCAAGCTCACCTTTTGCATACATTTCAAGAATCTTGTGACAGAACTTTCCAAACTCCGCATAGAAGTTGTTTGTTCCTTCTGCCTCTTCTATATACTGCAAATACCATTCATATTTGCAGATGCAAAATGAATTCAGTCTACTAAAAGACCAAATCATGTTATCTATCAAAAAGTTATATTCTGACATTGTTTACCTCATAACTTTATTTTGGTTTGATATAGACGATCCCAAATGTCTTTCCCTTTATCTACGGGCGAATTTTTATCACTCACTTTCCCTAGTAATCCATTTTTGTCAATCACAACATATACATTCACAAATCTCATAAGTAACTGAATTGTCTCTTTCTCTAATATTTTTTCAAGTGAAACGTCATTATCAAAAGCAATTACCACATCGCAATGTAGACCAATAATCGTCTTTACCTGAAAAATTGTAAGCTCACTGGTTTCTGATGAAACTGAATTGGGTTGACCATAACTATCGAGTTTCATAACAGATTTCAGTGATTCAAAAATAATAATTTCTTTGTACCGCTGTATGATATCTTTCTTAAAACAAAATCCTTGAAGGTAATCTAAATCGCCCACTGGATAATAATTCATGTATTTTGGAATCGGTGGATCAAAGTCTTTATAACCATCGTAAAGAGTTCTCCCCTTTACATTTATCAAATTTCCGTCATTATCATATACAGGATATACAATACGATTGGCTCTTTTATCATACCGAACACCATATTTTTCCATGATGCTTTGTGGTATTCCCTCTTCAATCCATTTTGTTATTCGCCGGGGTTCAAAATCATTTAAGATTTTTTCGTCCAAAATTGGATGTGTTACCGGCAATTGTTGCTTTTTCTTTTTTCTGGCTGCTTTTTTGAGATACCTAACTGTAGTTGATATCTCTGTCTTTTCATCACTTAATCCAGCAACCCCACACAAATATGAAACAGCACGCTCATATGTCATATTCAAATGTTCCTGGCAGAAAGTAATTACATCTCCACCCTTTTTACAACCAAAGCAGTAATACATATTTTTACTTGGTGTAACACTGAACGAACCAGTTCTTTCATCGTGTAATGGGCATTTCCCAAAATATTCCTTCCCTTTTCTTGTAAGGTCAACATACTCTCCGATGAAATCAACGATGTCAATATTCTCTTTTATTTCTTCGATCAGGTCATCGCTGTATTCTTTCATGTGTTTCGCTCCTAATATGGAACTTGCTGTTCCTCATGTTGTTTTGCTTCTTCAATCCTCATTTGTGCCCCTGAAAATTTGAAGTCTATATATTCGTCCTCAAACATTCCTTCGCCAAGTCTGTTAAGAGCAATATGGAATGCATAATTTCCGCATTCTTTTCCATCATTAGCCATTTCATCGGCTGTTTTCTTTCTCCATTTTGCACTCACGCTGGCATATCTTTCCAATTTATCAGAATCGGCAACCCTATCTTCACGGTTAAGCTGCGCACCAGCCAAAACAGCAACGTCAAGTTCTCCGGCGATTCTATTCTTCAAGAAATCACATTTCGCACCCAAATCGTTGTACTGATTGCTACTGTCTGTTTCTGCACTCTTGAAATAATCGTAAATTACAAACTGTAATCCCATTTTGTATTTCATCATTCGGCACTTATTGAACAATTCCTCATTCGTGGCATTCGGGATAAATTCGTGTACAAATGGCTGCTTTTTGAGCCATTCATTCGTATCATCAATAATCTTCTGTTCTTCTGGCAAAAGATTTCCACTCTTTATTTTCTTCTGATCTATTCCAGTCAGATTCGCTAACATACGAAGGTAAAAGAGCCTGTCGTTCATCTCAGTGTCGAAATAAATTGTTGGAATTCCTCTTTGAATCTTATCCATTGCCTCATTGAGCATGAATGCACTTTTACCCATTTTCATACGACCAGAAACCATAACAAGCTCTCCGCTTTCATATGAAAAGTATCTTGCAAGATGCGGAAATTTAGACGGTACTCCAATAGTTCCATCATTGTTCCTACGTTCGCAAACTTCTTTCCAAAGTTCCGGCACTTTTTCTCCGAACATTAAGAAATCATTGTCAAACATATATCTTCCAGTCAATTCTTCCAAATTGTCGTATACAATTTTGTTAAGCTGGTTTAAATCAAGTTCTTGTGTAAGAATTTGTCTCTGTAATTTACTGAGTAATTTATATAAATCCCTTTTGAATGCAAGAGTTACAACACTGATAACTAAGAGCTGGTATTCTGCAATTGTATGACGAGCTGCATCGCTACAAAGTTCAATGAATTCATCCATATCTGGCATATTGACACTTTCAAGTGTTTTCTTAACTGCATTATTTGACTGCAACATATTTGAAATGTTGAATGCATCAATATTATCTACACCAGCTTTAATCAGCTCATCAATCGCCCAATATAAGCAACCATTATCTTTGTGATAGAAATACCCTGCCTTGAGGACATCGGAATGCAAAATGAAATCTGGGTGATATACCAACGTGGCAATAATCCCGGCTTCCGCTTGTGTGTCAGACAGTTTTTCTAATTCGCTATTCATTCATGCCTCCCAGAATGTTTCCAAATCCAAAATTACCACCAGCAGAAAAATTAGTGGTCGGCTTAACCGTTGTATCAACCGGCTTTGATTCGATTTCAACATCCATTTGCTTTTTCATCTCTTTCTGCATTTCCAGTTCATTCTTCTTCTCATATGCCTTTTTGACTCTTACATTATCAATCAGATAATATAATCCAGGCGCATGTGTTATCGGAATTTTATGCTCTAACGCATAGTCAATACAGAACTGCAGATATCGTGCTGCTTCCAAATTTGACTGTGCTTTTGTGAGTTTTTTATTTTCCAGTTTTTTACCAAAAACAATATTATTGATAATCTTGTTTAAGGCACTGACAACCACAGAGCTGCTAATCTTATCCAGATAAGTTTCTCTGATATCTTTGATTGTTTCAGACACTTCGTAACAATCTTTATGCCAGTATCGTGTGCCAATTTTTACAGCTTCATCTTCTGCCACTTTTCCATCAGCATGTGCGCAGTGGGAAATCCGGATTTTTTAATGTTTCATTTTCAAGTTCTTTTTTATATTAAAACAG